TGATTATGCGACAACCTTCACCCAGCTTCTTCAGCAGAAGTATGCGAAGGAACTGTGCTCGGACGCTCTGGCTCAGAGCAATCCGCAGGTAAAATTCATCAACGCCCAGACGATCAAACTCCCGAGAATGACCGTAAGTGGCTATAAGGATCACACCCGTACCCCGGGATTCAATTCCGGCGTCCTGTCCAATGACTGGGAGGCAAAGAAACTGGAACACGACAGAGACGTGGAGTTCTTCGTGGATCCGATGGATATCGACGAGACCAACCTGACGTTATCCGTGGCAAATATCCAGAATACGTTCGAGACGGAGCAGGCGATTCCGGAGAAAGACTCCTTCCGCTTCAGCAAGCTCCACGCAGAACTGACCACCTTCTCCGGGCGCATCGATTCCACCGTGATTGACGTGGCAACCTTCCTGGAAGCGTTTGATACCGAAATGGCGATCATGGATGATGCGAGCGTTCCGGAAGAGGGCAGAATCCTTTACGTGACACCGGCGATGCGTAAGATCATCAAAGAGGCAGAGGGGATTCAGAGAGTCATGACCGTGTCGACTCCATCCACCATCAACCGTAAGGTACACAGCCTGGATGATGTAACGATCAAGATGGTTCCATCCGCGCGTATGAAGACGAAATACGACTTCACGGATGGCTGCGTAGCTGCAGCTGATGCAAAGCAGATCAACTGGATCCTGATCCATACATCCTGCGTTGTATGCCGCGATAAATACAGCTACATCAAGCTGTTCACTCCGGGCACCGACAGCCGTACCGCAGATGGTTATCTGTACCAGAACCGTAACTTCGGCGACCTGTTCCTTCTGGAGAAGAAGGTGGAAGGCTGCGCCATGAACGTAAGCGAGTAGGGAGGTAGTCCATGAGAGCGGTAAAAGGCAATAAAGAGTACACGATCAATGAAGGCAACCAGAAAAATTATCAGGATATGGGATTCGATATCCTGGATGATGATGGCAAGATTCTGGCGTATGGAAGAGGAAAGACTGTGCCATACGGCGATTATATGGCGCTGAAAGATGAAAATGATCAGCTGAAGGCAAAAGTGGCCGAGCTGGAAGCTGCCGCCGAAACCGTTGCTGCTTCAGCAACGAAATCCAGCAGCAAGAAGGCAGGTGCGTAGGATGTCCTACGAGCCTTATGCAACTGCAGAATATTACCGTGAAGTTTATGGCGGCAGAACCGTGCCGGAGGAGGACTTAAGCAGATTTCTCAGGCAGGCAAGCAGGCATGTGGATTCCCTGACCTACAACCGGATTGTAGGCCGGGGAATTTCTGATTTTACTGAATTCCAGCAGGAGGTCATCCAGGAAGTGGTCTGCCAGCAGGCAGATTTCGAATATGAGAATGCCGATCTGATTGATACGGTTCTTTCAGGTTACAGCCTGAACGGTGCATCTGTACAGTTCGGGGAATCCTGGAATGTATTTACGGATAAAGGTGTTGCCATGAAGAAAGATGTCTATGCTCTGCTGTCCCAGACGGGGCTGTGCTGCCGGTTAGTGAGGTGATGCTATGAAATACCCGGACTTAGTGCCAAAACGGCTCTGCAGGACGGATATACACGTCCATCTGGAGTCTGAGGAGACCGATAATAGGGGAAAGCCGAAATACACCGAGGATCTGGACCTGAAATGCAATTTTCAGGATAAAGCCAGGACGATCCTGACCGCAGAGAAAAAGCTGGTGCAGATCACCGGAGTTGCCATGTTCTGCGGAGATATCGCGCCGGATATGCCGTCTTTGAGCGGCGGCACCGTCACGGTCTTCGGGCAGGAGCGGCGCATCGAGCAGGGCATGAAGGCAAGGAACCCGGACGGGACGGTAAATTACAGTCAGCTGGAGGTGGTCTGATGCAGGTCAAATCTACGGTCAAAATGAATTTTCCACGGATCAATCAGCTGACAGAGGCGGCGGTGACGGCGCTGGAGCAGACGGCGGAAGCACTGCATACGGAAGTAGTTCAGGCGCAGGTAATGCCAAGAGATACGGGTGTAATGCAGAATGAAAGTACATTTGTGGATTGTAGCAATTCCGAAAAAGGGAAAGTTAGCATCGTGACCAGTACTCCATATGCGAGGCGGTTGTATTTTCACCCGGAATATGACTTCCAGAAGACGGAAAATCCGAACGCAAAAGGTCACTGGTATGAAGACTGGGAAGAGAACGGCAGCAAAGCCGATTTCGCCCAGAATGAATTCAAGAAGCTGTATAAGCAGATCGGAGGTGTCTGATGCTGTCATTATCTGATGTTTGTCAGTACATATCCGATCTGAATATCGTAGCAGATGGTCATGTGTACTATGGGAAGCTGGATGCAAAAAGCCAGAAATCCATCGGTGTTTACAACCGTCCTTCCAGCGGGCCGCCGAACATCGCACTCGGTGGGCTGGCTTGCACCACATATGACACCAGGCGCATCTCTCTTCTGGTTCACTGGAATCGCGATCCGGATGAGAGCGAGGCGGCTGCCTGGGATTTATTTGAGAAACTGAGAAATGTAACCAGCCTGACGATCGGAGATACCCATATCAGCGCCCTGTGTCTGATGGTTCCGGAGCCACAGGATGTCGGTACGGATGACAATGGCGTATATGAGTATGTGATCTGGCTGGATCTGATTTATGAAAGGTAAAAGGTGAATGTTATGTCGACGGTATATCCGGTAAATAACAATAAATTTAAAGTCGGTATCAGTGGATCTGAGAAAGCAGATACCATCATCGCCAATCTGACCAACTTCGCACCGTCAATCGAAGGCGGCGTAGAAGAATGGAACCCGATGGAGTCCGAAGGCTGGGGCGATGCCATGATGACCAGCAAGAAACTGTCGTTCTCGTTCCAGGGTAAACGTTCTTACGGGGATCCGGGCAATGATTTCATTGCAGGACTTGCGTGGAAGAGCGGCAATGATGTCGTAGCACCGTTTGAGTGGGAAATGCCATCGGGTGCAACTGTCAGCTTCACTGCCATTATCAATGTAACGACTCCGGCCGGCGGCGAGAGTACCGCAGTGGATGCACTGGAGTTTGAGGTGAAGTGCAAAGGAAAGCCGACCTTCACACCGGCAGAATCGTAAAGGAGAGATGAGATATGGCAAAGACAAGAAATATTACAGACAAGCTGAGCTTTGACGAGAATCCGGCGCTTATCATCTGCGACAAGAAGCTGGAAGTAAATGCAGATGCCCCGACCATGCTGAAGATCATGGGTCTCATGGGTGATTCGGGTCTTGGCATGGATCAGATCGTGGAGGCTTATGAGCTGGTATTCCCGGAAGAGTCAAGAAAGGCGATCGAGAAAATGAAGCTGAGCGTCAACGACTGGATCACCGTGGTCGAGGAAGCAATGAACCTGATCATTGATGATGGTAAAAACCAGGGAGAGCGCTGACCCGTACTACGATCTGTTTGATGACTGGGATTTGATCGTATCCAGTTTTCTTACGCAGTACGGGTTACGGATCCGGACAAAAGAATTTGAATCGGTTAGCTGGGATGAGTTTCGGTCACTTCTGGCCGGACTCTCCCCGGACACGCCACTCGGGCGCATCGTGGCGATCCGGTCGGAAACGGATAAGAATGTGATCCGGCATTTCACCCGTGACCAGAAACGCGTCCATGATGAGTGGCGGAACCGGAAAGCGGCAGCCATGACTCCGGAAACCTACGATCAGCAGATGAAATATCTGGAGCAGATGATGGCGCAGCTATGCGGAAGCAGCTGAATGAGAAAGGCAGGTGAATGCTATGTCAAAAAGCGTAGGCCAGATTGATCTTGACCTTGTACTGAATAAAAAAGATTTTGAAAGCCAGATGAACGGCATTCAGGGGCTTGCACTCAAAGCAGGAGCTGCTCTTGCAGCTGCGTTTTCTGTGAAAAAGGTCATTGACTTCAGTAAGCAGAGCATGGCTGCTGCACAGGTCCAGCAGGAAGTAGAAACGAAGCTGGAGACGATCATGCGCCGTAGAATGAAGGCGACGGATGAAGCGATCCAGTCGGTAAAGGACTATACATCGGCACAGCAGCAACTTGGTGTGGTCGGTGACGAGGTGCAGATGGCCGGTGCGCAGCAGCTCTCTACCTTCCTTAAAAGCAAAGACGCACTGGAAACACTGATCCCGGCCATGAACAATCTGGCAGTACAGCAGAATGGCGTCAATGTTTCTTCGGGTGCAATGATTAATATCGGTAATCTGATGGGCAAGGTTATGCAGGGACAGACCAGTGCCCTTACCAGAGTCGGTATTACATTCAGCGATGCCGAGGAACAGGCGCTGAAATACGGCACCGAGGTAGAGCGTGCGGCAGTTCTGGCGAAAGTCATTACAAATAACGTCGGTGAGATGAATCAGGCAATCGCAAACACGCCCGCCGGTCAGATCCAGCAGCTGAAGAATAACTTTGGCGACCTGATGGAGATCGTCGGCGCTGGAATCCAGAATGCAATCATGCCTGCGGTGAAGCTGATCAACATTCTGGTCGGCAAGCTGATGAGTCTTGCAAACGCCTTCCGATCCTTCACGGAGATGATTTTTGGCAAGTCTGACAACGGATCTGCGGCAGCGGTAGCGTCTGTGAACGCGCTTACTGATGCGTATGATAGTGCGTCGGATGCTGCCGAAGGAACCGGAAGCGCGGCGAAGAAGGCAGCCAAAGACATCAAGGGTGTGTCCACCGGGATCGATGAGCTGAACATCATCCAGCCTCCAGATGAGAACGATTCGGGCAGCGGAAGCGGAGGATCAGGGGGCGGCTACGCAGTCGATGATTTTGACATGGGGGAGCTGGAAACCGGCACAGAAGCCGTGGAAAGCAGGTTCCAGGGCATTATCGACCGGGTGAAGGAACTGGCTGGGATATTTAAACAGGGGTTTTGGGATGCTTTCGGAGATACTTCGGTATTCGACAGTATTCAGAACCATCTGGATGGAATTAAAAAGAGCCTGACAGATATCGTTACGGACAAAAACGTGCAGGGTGCGGCAAATGATTTCGTAGATACGTTTGTACGAAGCATGGGGCAACTTGCAGGGAGTATTGTATCTATTGGTGCGACGATAGCTGACAACCTTTTTGGAGGTATTGATAAATATCTGGAACAGAACGGGCAGAGAATCAAGGATTTCCTTACGTCCATGTTCGACATTTCATCCGAGACATGGGAAATCAGAGGAAATGCATATGCAGCTATTGCTGATGTTTTTTCTGTCTTTCGAAGTGATACAGCGAAACAGATAACAGCTGATATCATCCAGGTATTCATGGATGCATTTATGGGCGTTCGTGAACTTGCAGCTTTGTTCGAACGCGATATTACCGACCTTGTCTGGACTCCATTTATTAATAACGTCGATGGATTTAAGGATGCGTTAAACGGAATTCTTGAAGCGGTGCAGACAGTCACCGGAAGCATAGCAGAAACATTTCAGCATTTTGTCGACGGTGTCATTGGCTTATATGAGGAACACGTAAGTCCGCTGTTTCAGTCCTTGAGAGACGGACTATCGGAAATAATTAAAGTATTTCTGGATGCATTTAATACGTATATCCTTCCGGTAATTCAGAATGCAGCAGATCAGTTTGAGGCATTCTGTACCGAATCGCTGCAGCCTTTGATTGATAAATTTTTAGAATTTGCCGGAAAAGCAATTGATGCAGTCAAAGACCTGTGGGAGAATGTCCTGCAACCGTTCGTTGCCTGGTTTATTGAAAATGTAGCACCGATTATCGCGGATGGGCTACAGGCTGCTGTGGATGCGTTTTTTACCTTCCTGAACGGTGTTGCGGAAGTGATAAGCGGTGTTCTGGATGCGTTGGGCGGTCTGATTGATTTTATTACCGGAGTATTTACGGGAGACTGGGAAAAGGCATGGGAAGGAATCAAAACCTTCCTGTCCGGCATTTGGGACGCGATGAAGGCATTGGTTGATACAACGATTCGTACCATCCATAAGTTGATTAAAGGCGTTCTATCCATGATAAACAGCATCTGGAATCAAGTCTGGACAAATATTAAAACATTTGCCGAAACAACATGGGGCAACATCAAGTCCAAAGCAGCCGAGATCTTCGAGTCGATCCGTGATAAATTGTCCGAAATATGGGACAGCATCAAAGCGACCATTGAAGAAAAATGGAATGCGATCAAAGAATGGTTCGACGATATCTGGCAGAAGATCAAGGACGTATTCAAGCCGGATGAGATGATCGAGATCGGCAAGAATATCATGAACAAGCTGTGGAGCGGCCTTCAGTCTGTATGGGAAGATATCAAATCATGGCTGAGTGGAATAGCTGATTTTGTCGGTGATGTCTGGAGTGGCATTGTCGATAGCGCAAAAAGCCTGTTTGTAAAAGCTCAGAAAGATGCAGACGAAGAACTGGATGAGGATGAAGGCGAACATTCCAACGGCGTGATTACAGCGGGAGGAAGCTCATCATCTTCAGGAGGACCCGGAGTGTCCGGACACGCAACCGGCGGCTTCCCAAAGTCAGGCAGCCTGTTCGTAGCGAATGAGGACGGCAATCCCGAGATGGTCGGCAGCTGGGGCGGCAAGGCGGCCGTTGCCAATAACATGCAGATCACCGAAGGTATTACCAGAGCCGTGCAGTCCGGTATGCGGTCCGCAATCGCACCTCTTGTAAGCAGTATCACTCAGATGGCAGTGAACGCAGCGCCTCCGCTGGCGATGGTGGGAAGCTCCGGATCTTCCTATGCTGACGAAGACCAGCTGCAGAGCATGGTAAACCGTGCCGTTGCTATGGCAGATAACGCATCCGGGCAGAGTGACAACTATCTGCTGATGGCAGTAGATCTCTTAAAACAGATTGTTGAACTGATCGAGGCGATGGATCTGACCGTAACGATCGATATCAGGGAGATAAAAAAGAAACTGGTGGAACTGGACAAGCGATCCGGATATTCACTCAGGACAACGTAAGGAGGCGGAGAAATGGCAGTAATTACAATTAATGGCAAAGAGTTTCCGTCTCCCGATGTTGGCGCAAACTTTATTGTTGCAACGAACGTGAGTGACGGAAAGAATGCTTCCGGAGAGTTTATCGGGCAGAAGGTTGGCAGAGATCAGCATAAGATAGAGAACCTGCAGTGGAAGTTTCTGGATGCTCAGACATGGGCATCCATGCTGCAGGAATTTGACAAATTTGTTGTGGTGGCCCGAATACCGGATCAGGTACATAATTGTTTCATGACGATCCGCATGTATCCCGGAAACCGGACGGCGACACCGATCAGGTTTGACAAGGACGGTTTGCCAACCGTGTATCAGGATTGCAAGGTCAACATTATTGACTGCGGGGTGATCGAGTAATGGAGACAGCAAGCCTTGCTTACAAGCAGGAAATGAAGAAGAAATTTCGGGATCGCTCGTATATGCGTGTGACGATCGGCCTGATCAACCAGGAAGCGCAGGCATCTGCTGAGATTGCAAATCAGGACCAATGTACCTATTATTCCAGTTTCAGGCAGCCGCTTGATAATTATCAGGTGGAGGAATTATATGCGACTTGCGATCAAAATTACAGCCAGGTAGATGGGAGCATGTATTTCCTTCCAAGGAGCAGATCAGATGCCGTGCTGAATCAGGGAGTGGTTTCCGAGAACTTATTGGGAAGTGTTGAAATACGCTTCCCAGTGGCGTATGACATCAAGGGCCTGACGGTGGATTTTGGAAATGCGTATCCAGTGAATTTCAGGATAGAGTCCGATTATCATACGCAGGAGGTGGAAGGAAATGCCTCGGGAGATTTTGTAACGGAAGAGATTTTCAATGATGCGACATTTCTGCGGTTTGTTCCTGAGAGTATGGTGAATGGAGCGAGCAGGCTCCACATTCACCAGATCACAATGGGCATAGGCGTTTACTTTGACAACAGGAAGATTTTGTCGGCAACGAAAAAGGAATTTATAAGCCCCATTATGGAAGAATTGCCATCTGTGGATTTTGAGCTGACCGTAAATAATAAAAACCGTGAATATGACATCGAACGCGAGGATAGTTCCATCAACTTTCTGGAAGCTGGACAGGAGATATCCGTTTTGTGTGGACAGGAGCTTGACGACGGAAGCGTCGAATGGATGCCGGGTACTACGGTGTATTTGAAAGAATGGTCCGCTGATGACAGTAAAATGAAATTTACCTCCACGGACCGTTTCTATAGTATGGATGGCACCTACTATCGCGGCACATACTCAGAAGCTGGTATCAGCTTATATGACTTAGCTGAAGATGTTTTTGAAGATGCCGGGATTGACAGCAGAACGTACTGGCTGGATCCTTATTTAAAATCCGTTGTGATTCATAATCCGGTACCGGTGATGACACACAAAGAGGCTTTGCAGATCATAGCAAATGCGGGACGCTGTATCCTGTATCAGGATCGGTCTGGAAATATATTCATGAAGTCCAGTTTCATACCGGATATGGAAGCCAGCTCCGATAATGAAACATATTATTCTCACGCCGGAGCTGTTTTGGGCGGAACGGATAAAACGGATTATGCGTCTGCGGCGAAGAACTATGCGGATGTAGTTCCTACGCAGTATTTTTTGCCACGGCAACAGGATTCTGTGGCTTATCTGAATACGGGATATGTATCGGAGCAGGTGGCAGATGAAACAGGAAAATTTACAGAGAACCCAACCGTATGCATTTCACTGGAAGCCAGTTATAAATGCTTCGGAATAACGCTCGAATTTGGACGGAATTATCCAGTGAAAATCGAAATCAGAACATACCTGTCTGACGTACTTCAGGAAAGCTATCAGGCATCAGATCTGACAGAAATGACGGTCATCAATCGTGAGTTCCCGGAATTCGACAGAATGGTGCTTGTATTTACAGAAGGGCAGCCGAATAACCGTGTTGTGCTGAACAATGTGAGTTTTGGTGAAAGTACAGATTATGAGCTGGAATACGGCGCGGAACTGACGAAGACTCCGGAAGGAACCCGACTTACAAAGGTAAAAGAGTTACAGTTCACAAGAACGTTGTATCATTCCAGCAGCGATGCGAATGAACTGGGGAAAGATACAGTTCTTGCCGCTGGAGAAACTGTGCAACACACATTTTATTTTACGAATGCATCTTATGACCTTACGTGTGCAATTACGGATGTGCAGGAAGGGCAAGAGGCTCGCATTGTGGACAGCAGCAACTATTTTGCCACGGTAGAAGTTACCGGGGTATCCGGAGAATGTGAGGTTGTGGTTACCGGAAAAGAATATGCGGTCACGCAGGCTGTTGTAAGCCTTCCATTGAACACCACAGGCAGTGTTGAAAAGTGGGAAAATCCTCTTGTGTCAGACGGAAGCCATGCGGATGATCTGACCGAATGGATTGGCAATTATATGAAGTCAGACCGGGAATATGATCTTTCCTATCGAGGCGAGCCACGTATCGATGCAAACGATATCGTGTTCCTGGAAAATAAGTATGTCCCGGATCTCTTGCTTCGGGTTTGCGAGCATACTTTGAATTTTAATGGTGGAGCCTTATTGGGAACGATAAAAGCAAGGAGGGACATGGATTATGTGGCAACAGCCAAAGACTGACTGGCAGGCCGATGATTATTTCAACATCGAAGATTACAACAGGATCAAAGGAAATCTGAATGAAATCCGGTCACAGGCGCTCATCCTCTGGCCGGATTTTGATTTTGAAGAAATGGGGGATGACAAAACATATCAGGATTATGGATTCTATGCGGATGAGATCAATCGGTTCGAAGCAAACATCGACCACATCTGTGACGGAACATTTCCTTTTGCGGTGGGTGAACGCCAGACATTTTATGAGAATCAACCTTTTATTGACTGGAAAGAATTGAACCGGATCGAAGAGGCCTGCAGATTAATTTACAGTAATATTTGCAATGGCATTATGAGCAGAAAGACGTTACCGATTATTTTAGGTGGAGGAGTTATTTAATGAGCCTGAAAACAGATTATAAAGATGCCATGTATGATGGCGCGAGAAGATACCGGATAACGCTGAATGCGGATGGGACGTCGGGAATAGCTGATGATACAGTGTATACACAGGAAGGCGATCAGTTCGGTGCGAGTGATATCAATGCGACGAACGCAGCTGTAAATCGCCTTGGAGCCGCCGTGTCCATTCTGATCCCGGCGTCCGGATGGAGTGAGACTGCACCGTACACGCAGAACGTGGATGTCGAGGGTGTAACCGCAGAGGATGTGCCGGTGATTGGCATCTGCATTGATGATGGCACTGCATCATCGGATGTCAAGGTGCAGAGCAAGGCATGGTCCTGCGTGGACCGGGCGGTGACCGGCGATGGAACGGTAACATTCTATTGTTACAACAAAAAACCAGAAGCTGACTTCCGTGTGGTAATGAAAGGAGTGGGATGATATGGCAGAGGCGATTTTAGCGAAATCCGGCGGAGGAGCTGCATCCGATGAATGCACGCTGGTCAAGGCGGATGTCCCGTCGGGAATGATGGCGGTTACAGCAGATTCTGATGACGAAGCAGCGGAAGGAACTCTGGATGCGTCAGCAACAGCTGATACCGCACACGTGCTTGACGGGAAAACATTTATGGTTTGGGATGGCTCTCATTGGTCAAAAAACAATGGTGCCATGACCGTCGGGACATTAGGG